TACACGTAAGGAGTCGTCGGCAGCGTCAGATGTGTATAAGAGACAGGTCTTAACCGCGCGTATGGGTGCTGTGTGGTTAGGAGCACACAATAATCAGTATACACTCTCGAGGCTCAAAAACCTAACATTCAATTCCTCGCGATCGCGCACGAGCATGCGAGCGAATGCGAGGGCATCCTCGAGCCTGGTACAGGTCTTCACGCGCTTGTCGTTGTAGTTGAAGTCGTAGTACCAGATGTTGAACTGCTTAAAATCGGTCATCTGAAGAACTCCTTTTTTTTTTTTTTTTCGTCTCTGCCTTACAGGAAATATAATAGCACTAACTGATACAAAAAACTAGTTGAAATTATAACAACAGTCACTAAAATAATAACCAAGTTCCAACAGACGAGGGAAAGGATCGTCATGAACAAGTCCGAAACCGAGGCCCTGTGGAGGGCACTGTGCGCGACCACGTGCAAGCCTGGCACGCATGCACCATACGATAGCGTGTGCGTGCATAACCGCGTGGTCTACGCTACGAACAGCTACGTACTGCATCGCGTCGAGGGACTCTTTCAATCCGGTATGCTCTTCCGCGCGCTTCACGGCCATAGCCTCGCATATATCGACCGCATCGACGTATTGGATGGTCTTCTTAAATACAGGCCGGATAATCGCGAGTTCGCTAACATGATTCCCGACTACGACCCCGCGAAGCTCATGCTCGCGCTGCGACCGCATCGAGCTCTAGGCTCGACTGTCAAGTTCTATAGCGGGTCGCGTCGAGAGTACGCTCCCATGGTCATCGTGAGCAAGACGGCCACTCCCAAGGAGCCTATCATCATCACGACAGTCATACAGGGCGAGAAAAACGGATGGAAATAGCTACAATACCGTTAGGCTTACGGGACTCGGCAAAGGGCCGGGTACTTTTTTTCTGCCGGAAAGGAGGCAATGGAATATGGACTTCAATGTAGTTACGGAACTGGTGAGCAACGTGGCATTTCCGATCGCGGCATTCGTGATGGTGTACTACAGCAACACGAAGACCATCGAGGAGCTTCGCAAGACCATCGAGGAGAACAGCCTGATCATGGCTAAGCTCTCCGAGAAGCTCGACAGCCTTACGACCAAGGAGGTCTAGTCAATGAAACCAAACCGCATCGAGCGGAAGAAAGGCGCGGCGCTTGCCGCGTTTTTCTTCGCGCTCGTCGCATTTGCAATGCCGACCGGCGCGGATGCGTATCAAAGCGTCGACCGATACGTTAGCAGCGGGCACGGGCATCTGAACGCCTCATATCTGGTAATCCATGAGACGGCTAACCCCGGCGCGAGCGCCTACAACCATACGCTATTATGGTCACGTGACGACACCTATGCTGTTCATCATGTTATGGAGCTGGACGGTTCGACCGTGTATAACACTGTCGCGGAGAATCGCCTTTGCTGGCACGTTGGCAACGGCAACGGGTACACGATCGGCATCGAGCTCGCGCACGCGACCAATGCAGCCGATTTCGCTAAACAGTGGGGCGAGGCCGTCAAGTGGACCGGTGACGAGCTGCGTGCCCACGGTTGGGACACGTCCCGCCTGCTTTCCCACTACGAAGCGGCTCAGCGCTGGGGCGGCAGTGACCACACCGACCCGAACGGATATTTCCGCGCATACGGCAAGACATGGCACGAGTTCAAGCAGGCCGTTTCCGCATATCTCGGCAACGGGGGCACCTATCATCCTTCAACCTCCGCGACCCGCTCGTCCTTCCCAAAGTCAACCGGGAAGAGCGTGAACATCCACTATGCGCTCCATAACCGTTACGGAGCGTGGAATGATGCCGTCACAAACTTCAACGACAGTAACTCCGATGGTTTCGCGGGCGTCCCCTACGGCTCCCACGACATGCTCATCGCTTGGGTTGATAGCGGCACCCTTCGCTATCGCGTCCACACCAAGGAGAGCGGTTGGCTTGGTTGGGTGCAGACAGCAGACTACAACGATAGAGTTAACGGCATGGCAGGCATCTGGGGCCAGACAATTGACGGTGTCCAGATGTACTACATCACGCCTAACGGTGGCTACAAGCAGGTCTACTACCGTAGCCAGGACGTCGCACACGCCGGTTACTGGGACGAGGTTTGCGATGACGGCTCAACCTACGGTGGAGACGACTATGCGGGCATGTACGGGTACGCCCTCGACCGCCTGCAATGCTATGTATCAGACGGCACGCGCCGTTAGTAAAGTTTATTAGAATAACCGTTGACACACAAAGCGCCCTCTTCCTATAATGTCCATGACAGCAACGGGAAGGGGGTGTATCTCATGGCAAACGCAAAGAAGGAGCGCGGACGAATCGGACGCCGGATTCAGATCTGCCATTGCATCGGCAAGACAGTTGCCAAGGGGAAACTGGTCGATTTCGAGTATGACCTCTACGGTGACTATTCGGACCCGGTGAAGGCGACGAACACGCTCCGCCAACGATTAGGCGACTCGTTTATCTCGATCACAAGCGTCGAGACTGACTCAGACTACTACTCAATCCCTACAAGACTGTTCTTGAAAGTAGCTATGAACTACGCAATCGGAAAGGAACCTCATTATGACTAACGAAACCACCCAGCTCGCACCTATGGACAACTGCACCGACCTCTACACCCCTGCAAGCTACTCCAGCATCCAGGCTACCGATAAAGATACTAAGAAGCTCGTCGTCAACGCGATGAACAACGCCGAGTCTCTGTCCGACCACGAGGGCGAGACCCTCGAGGTCATCGGCGTTTTCACCAAGCCCGGCATTCGCCGCGCGCGCGACAAGAACGGCGTCGATATGCCCTGCACCAACACCACGCTCGTCTGCGTGGACGGTACCGCCTATTTCTCCCAGTCCGAGGGCGTGCGCAACGCCGCGGATAACTTCATGGCCGCTGGCCTGTTCGATGATGGCGAGATCGTCCCGATGAGACTCGTTTCCAGCAAGCTCCCCAACGGCAACACGCGCAAGACGCTCGTGCTCGTCTAGTCAAGACTTAATCCCCAGCTCCCGTTGCTTTAACATCAGGCGGTGCGGTCAAGGCCGCACCGCTTTTTATTTTGGAGGTCGAGCCTAATGGCACGTGCGAAAAGGACATCGGACGAGGTATACAATGCGCGACGCCGCGCCAAGCGACTGCTGGCGCGCCTGGAGCGCGAGGACGTGAGCGGCATGAGCACGTCGCAGAAACGAGCGCGCGCCGACTACATCGCGAGCGTGCGCGAGCAGATCGCGCAGTCCTACCAGGGGACGCGGCAGGTGCATCAGGTACCCGAGGCGCAAACGCGCACGAAGAGGGCCGCGGAGCGTCTCGACCGCATGACGACCGCGCCGCGTAAGGCGAAAACACGCGCCGCGAGGTCTAGCCTCATATTCCAGCGCCAAATCAACCTGGCGCGCTCTGGCGCGCCGAGCACGCTCGGCGACAGCGGAAAGGAGGCCGTATCGGTCTTCTACGCCGCGACGCGCCGGTTCTGGCGCGGCAGGGACCCCAAGGAGCGAAACAGGCTGATCATGGAGGGCTTGGGCGTCACGTCGCTCTCCGAGGCCTATGACCGCGTTATCGGGGCCAACAGGAAGGCGCTCGACAGCCTGGTGTCGGCGGGGGCGCAGACGTCGCTTATCGAGGGTCTGACATCCGAGAACGAGGCCTTCTACGGCGAGGTCGATTTCGACGCGGAGCTGACCGGCTCGGCTGTGTGGGCCTCAAAGATCGTTATGTTCGGGTAGGAAAAAAGGTGCGGGGATGGGATTCAAGTCGAAGAGGCCGGAGTTTCGGGTAGCGGCGAGCTACGACACCGAGACGTGCAACATATGCACCGACCGCGCGGAGAACACGTGGCGCGCCTATCCCGTGCTCTTTATCATTAACGACCTGCGCGGGTGCGACCTGCGCACCTATGAGCCGGGCGCGGGACATATCAGTTTCTATCGCCACGAGGCCGAGATGCAGTACGCCATAGACGAATATATCGCATGGGGCGAGCGCGAGCGTTGCATACCGATCATCTGCGCCTACAACCTCATGTTCGATCTCCAGCCCCTCATGCACGACCTCAACGAGCGCTGGGATATGGAAGTGTCCGCGCAGAGTGCTACAAGCGCCTATACCGTCGATATCGTGCGCGACGGCGTGGTGAAGCTCCGTTTCTGGGATACCTTCTACCTCGAGATGCGCGGGCTCGCGAAGATGGGCGAGGCGGCAGGTCTGCCGAAGGCCGAGGGCGATTGGGACTATTCCAAGATTAGAACGCCGGAGACGCCGCTTACGCAAGAGGAGTTATTCTACGCAGGGCGAGACACAGAGGTCATCCCGGCATATCTCCGCTACCTGCTCGAGTCAAACGAGTGGCTGCGCCCCGAGTGGCTCGGCGTGCGCGTGCTGACCAAGACGTCGCTCGTGCGCCAGGCGGGAAAGATGGAGACGGGACGCCTCCGCATTCCCCGGGCCAAGGGCAGGCCGATCTCGGTGCAGGCCGCTTTCGAGCGCATGTGCTCCGAGGAGCTCGCGCCGACCTATGCGCAGTACGCGCTGCGCAAGGCCTGCTTCCGAGGAGGCTTCACGCTCACGAGCGCGCGCTATTCCGGCATCGTGCAATCGAACGTCTACTCGATTGACGAGACGTCCGCACACCACGCCTACATTAATGGGCATATGTGCCCGGTCCACTTCCGCGGCCTGCTACCTCCGGTACTCCAGGCGATGGCCGAGACCGTGTGCGCGACCGCCCTCGATGCAGCGATGCGCCACTGGGAGGAGCCGTTCGGGTGCGCCTTCCACGCCCAGATCAGGTTTACTAACATGCGCCTGCGCGAGGGGAGCGCTTTCGCGTGCTGGGGCATCGCGCTGCTGTCCGAGGCGAAATTCAAGGCCAAGGGGCAGCTGGGCGACTGGGGCGGCCAGGCCGACCGCGAAGGCGTTACCGCAGTGCGCAGCGCCGGTTACGTCGATACCGCATATAACGGACGATTCGCATTCGGTAAACTCGTCTCCGCAGAGTCCGCTATCGTCAACGTGTCCGAGCTGGAGCTGTGGTGCATGAGCCGGGTATATGCGTGGGATTCGATGGAGGTGATCTTGGGGGAGGGCACTATGTCGTTCGTAAAACCGCCCGACTACGTGACCCTGCTGTCGAACCTCTTCTACGCGCGCAAGGCCGCGTGCAAGGAGATACTCAAGACCTACGCCACGGGAACGCCGTATGCGCCGGAAATACCCGAGACTATTCCCGAGGGCATCGCCTCTCGCATCCGCTCGGGCGAGATGGAGCGCGCCGACCTCGAGGCGTACTACAACTCGACCGTTAAGGGAATGTTCAACTCAATCTACGGCATGGAGGCGCAGGACGTATTCAAGCCGGGATACAAGGTCGAGAACGGCGAGATATCGGTCGACCGCTCTACCGTCGTGTCGCGCGAGACCTATGCGGAGCATTACGAGGACGCTAAAGGCAAGCTCGTTCTCTATCCCTACGGCCTGCGTATCGTGGGAGGGTCCCGTATGGCTATCGTTGCCGCGATCGAGCTCATATACCGCGAGCTCGGCGAGCGCGTTCGCGTGCTGGGCGGCGACACCGATTCGCTTAAGATCTCGTGCGATTCGGGAGTCACTGCGGATGACCTCATGGACGCGCTCGCGCCGTTCCACGAGGCCGTCACGGCCTCCATAGGCTCGTGCATGGGGCGCATCCGCGCGAACTTCCCCGGTTACGCCTCGACGCTCGCGGGCGTGGGAACGTTCGAGGTCGAGGGCGAGGCCTACCCGCTCCATATGGACGCCTGGAACAAGGCGCGCGTCAGTTGGGACGGCGAGCATGCGCATATCACGTGCGCGGGCCTATCGCGCCCGACGGGCATGTACCATATCGAGAACTGGATTGACGACATGAGCGCGCGCCACGGTTTCGCCGAGGTCGCTCCGCGCGTGCTGGGATGGGGCGTGCGCGTGTCGCATGCCGTTTGCCACGCGCTCGAGCACTACAGGCCCGCATCCGCCGACGTGCTGGACATGGACGTGACCGACTATCTAGGCGAGACCGCGCACGTGAGGGCGCACGAGTCGATAGCGCTCTATCCATCCGACCGCGTGCTCGGAGACTCGGAGAAGGGCGGCAACGCTCGCACGGTTGCCCACATGCGCGAGCGCTATGGGCGCACCGTGGACACGACCGAGCGCGTCATCGACTACGACGGCGGGCGCGCGAGCTACACTTATATCGACGAAGAAGGGAACGAGGCCGAATGGTAAACCTGAACGACGGCATACACTACAACTGGGAGAAGACGCTCAGCTACAACGCCGATATCACGATGGTCGTAGGCGCGCCAAACAAGGGCAAGACGTACGGCCTTCGCGCCTACGCGCTCAACGCCGCGATAAAGCGCGGCGAGCGTTTCGTGGAGGTGTGCCGCACGCTCGACGAGCGCGACAGCGTCAAGAAGGGATACTTCGACAAGCTGGTCGCGACCGATGGGGAGTTCGCTCAATACGCGTATAAGTGCGAGAACAACGAGTTCAAGTACCGCGCAGCCGACGCCGAGAAGGGCGCACCGTGGAAGGTGTGCGGTTACGTCGTCGGATATGCCGAGATGCAGGGCACCAAGAAGAGGACGTTCACCGACGTCAAGAACATCATCTTCGACGAGGCGATCATCGAGAACATCGACGCGAGCCACACCTACAAGCGCAACGAGTGGAACATGCTCGCGCGAATCATCGACTCGTGCGTGCGCGAGGACCCCTACGACGGGCACCGGACAAAACCGCACGTTTTCCTGCTCGGTAACGCCGTCGACCTGTTGAACCCCTATTTCACCGCAATCGGCGTGAAGGGCGTGCCGAGGTTCGGCTATACCTGGTACCTCGACAAGATGGTCCTGCTCCATTACGTGGAGCCGGACGAGCACGACCTCTACCGCATGGACAACACGCTCGCTGGCCGAATGGGTCAGGTCACCGGCTACACGAAAGCAACCTACGCCAACGACTTCGCCGAGGACGACCGATACATAGCCAAGAAGCCCGCGCGCGCCAAGTACGTAATGGGATGCGTCCACATGGGCGAGAAATACGGTATCTGGGTCGACATGAGCGAGGGCTACTATTACGTGACCGGGAAGATACCGAAGAACGCAGAGCCTGTGTTCGCGCTCACGAGGCGCGACAACACGCCTAACCGTATCGCCGCGCAGCGCGCCGTGAAGACCCTGCGCGTCATCGTCCAGATGTACTACGAGGGCAGCGTGCTCTTCGACTCGGTGAAGGTGCGCGAGGGCTTCCTGGACGCGATGTCGCTCTATGGCGTAAAATGACCGCGACGCCCGCGACGACTCGCGCGGCAGGCGGCGAGTAGGGACGATTCGGGGCAGCTATATCGTTCGGTCGATACCCGAACCCCGCACGCTCGGCGGCGTGTTTCAGCCGCACGCGCCATGTTTCGCAAAGGCGTTATATAATGGGCGCGATGCGCGGGCGAGAACCCGTCCGCATCGCGCCCTATTTTTATATCTATAGAAAGGAGCTGACATGGACGAGGATGAGAAGCCCAAGACCGAGGGCGAACTTACCCCGGACGAGCAGATGATCGAGGACGAGACGTGCACGTCCGGCGAGGAGGCGCACCGCATCGGCGAGTTCGACGACCTGCGCGACCGCCTGGAGCGCATCGAGGGCATGCTCGGCAACATTACCTCGACGCTCGAGGCGATGCGCGCGACCGCTGCCGCTATCGACATCGACAACGGCGCCGACGTGGTGGACGTCGACGGCGACGGCAACGCCGACGTCATCGCCGACGACGGCGAAATCGAGATTCCCGATTACGAAGACATGGACCTTGACTTTTAAGGAGGGTAACAGATGGCAACTAACAACACCACGATCGCTGGCCGCGTGTACCTGTCCGCGACCAACGACTTCCAGCAGCGCGTGCCCGACCCGACCGTCGCGGGCATCGACGCGACTTCCAAATTCCTGTTCAAGCCCAACAACGGCCGATACCTCAACGAGTTTATCGACGCGTACGTGAACCGCATCGGCGACCAGATCATCCACAACAAGGAGTGGGAGAATCCCCTGCGCGCCTTCAAGGGCGCGACGATGCGCTACGGATTCAGCATCCAGGAGTCCGCTTTCAAGTGGATCAAGGCGCACACCTACAAGGTCGACGACGCCGTGCTCGAGAAGGTGAACGCGCCCGAGGCCGCAGTCTGGTACCACAGCGTCAACCGCAAGGACCGCTACGACATCTCGCTCGAGTACCCCGACCTGCGCCAGGCATTCCTGGACGAGTACGGCCTGAACCGCCTCATCGACGCCGTGCTGACCGTACCGCGCAACTCGGACAACTACGACGAGTACCTGTGCATGCTCAACCTTATCGCCTACTACGAGCACAACTGGGGATTCTTCAAGCACCACGTGAGCGCAGCCCCGACCGACGAGGCGACCGGCAAGGAGTTCCTCAAGGCCGTGCGCGCCTACGCGAGCAAGCTCGAGTTCCCGACCTCTTTCTACTCCCCCGTGTCCGCAGAGTACGGAATCCCCGTGTTCGCCAAGCCCGACGAGCTCGTGCTCCTCATCACCGCCGACGCCATGGCATCCGTTGACGTCGACACGCTCGCGGGCATCTTCAACCTCGACAAGGCCGATATCAAGTACCGCACCGTCGTCGTACCGGACCTCCCCGTTGCAAACGCCTTCGCGCTCCTCACCACGGACGCATTCTTCGTGTGCCAGGACGTCGTATATAGCAACGAGAGCTTCTACAACCCCGCTACGCTCAACACTAACTACTACCTGCACCACTGGGAGATCGTATCCACCTCTCCGTTCGTCCCCGCGATCCTGTTCACCACGGACGCCGCGACCGATATCCCCACGCTCACGCAGGCCGTGACCGGCGTCAACATCACTGCGGCCTCGCAGAACCTCAAGCCGGGCGATACGACGCAGATGACCGTGAAGCTCGCCGGAACCATCACGGGCAACGACCTCGGCGTGACCGTCGAGCCGAACGCCGTGACCTGGAGCGTGAGCGCCGAGACCGCCGCATCCAGCGGCAAGCCGATCGCGCTCAACTCAGCTACGCGCGTCGACCGACTCGGCGTCCTCCACGTCCAGAAGTCCAGCCTCGAGGCGGGCAACGTCCTCCACGTTACCGGCACGACATCCTACGTAAACCCCTCCGGCAATACCAAGCTCTATACGAAGACCGTGGACATCACGATCGCCTAGCCTATAATCTATAGTGCAAGGCGCCGCGCCCCCGCTCATGCGTGAGCTGGGGGCGCATTTCTTTTTAGGAGGAAGAATGAGCGATTTTCCGAACCTCGATAACGTAGATGTCTACAGGTACGACAACACGCTCGACTATTCACGATTCAAGCCGACCGCCCGGCTCAAGATGTGCAACGTGCCGTGGTGCGGGCAATATGACGACGTGGTGAAGTTCGACGACGACGCCGCGCGCGATGCGTGGTTCGACTCACTCGAGGGCGAGGTCATCAACCTCGATACCATGTTCAACGTCAAGCCGGACGGCGCATCCAAGGTACCGGTACCGGTTACCTCCGCGCAGGGATATAACTACCTCGTCGTGGACCTGCCGCGCATGACGAGCGACGCGCAGCCGCTCGCGTATGCAGCGGGCGAGCGCAAGCGCCGCTATTTCTATTTCATCCAGGACGCGCAGCAGCTATCCCCCAACTCGACGCGCCTGATCCTCACGCTCGACGTATGGACGACCTATATCAACGAGATGCAGTTCGACTACGTGCTGCTGGAACGCGGCCATGCGCCGGTGGCCGCGTCGAGCGTGGCCGACTACCTCGCGAACCCCCGCGACAACAGCGCGTACCTGCTCTCCGACGACGTTAACACCGGTGGCGAGCCGTTCGTCGAGCGCGCGCGCGCCGTCAAGAACTACAGCGCCGAGACGCAGCGCGCGTGCATCGCGACATATGCGGACCTTCAAGGCGATCTCGGCACAGCTGCCGCACCGAAGGTACCCGCGATTCCAGAGCCTGACGTATCCGGCGTGCTCGCGCCGCGCGTGTACTCCGTGGCCGTAGGCGACCTCCAGCCGTTCCTGCGTGCGCTCGAGACCAACGCGCCCTGGATGAAATCGACCGTGCTCGGCGTGTTCTTCGCGCCGTCCGACCTGCTCACGCAGTCAGCGCCGTTCACGCTCTGGGGCGTGTCGGTGACCATCCTGGACGCAGTACAGAAAATCGAGCCGTTCATGCAGCCCGGCGTGGAGGAGTTCGGATACCCAGCACAGGCGGCCGGATTCGCGAAACTGTATACCTACCCTTACGCCGCGATTCGCATCGGTGACGAACGCGGGCAGACCTCGACGGTGAGAATCGAGGACATCGGCGCGAACGGCATCCAGCTCGCGAGCGCCGTCAACCTCGTCATGCCGTATATCTCAATCGACGCGCGCCTGCTCGGCATCGCGGGCGCGACCGATTCGCTCACGTTCCAGACAATCGAGGGCCGCACGTACAGCTACGGCGGGGCATGGGGAAAATACCTCAAGAGCTGGAACTTACCCGTGATGCAGGTGAGCCAGAGCGCAGCGAGCCGAGCCGCGTACACGACCGTATACAGCCGCGCGCACGCGAGACTCGCGGCCGACAACGCGCTCGCGTCGTCGCTCGCGTCCAACTCGACCGCTAACACCAATGCGAACAACTCAGCGAAGAACATCACCGACAACAACGCCATCAACACGGCCGCGAACACGGCAGTCACGGAGAACGCGAACAACTGGTCCCTCACGGGTGCGAGCGCATCGAACAAGAAGCTCAGCGCCGACTGCAAAGCCGACAACGCGGCCTCGACAGCGGTGACGGGACTGCAGAACGACGTCGTCGCGATCACCACGGCGAACAACAACGCGGCCGCGATCGCGAGCACTGCCGGGGCCGTCGTGACGGGAGGCCTCACCGGGGGCCCCGCAGGCGCCACGAGTGCCGCGATCGGAGGTGTATCCGACCTTGCCGTCTCGATTCCCTCGGCTAACGCCGCGGCCGCAATCTCGCAATCCAGCAATTCGGCAGCCGTCTCCGTCGCGCAGACTAACGCGCTGCAGAAGACACTTAACGCCGCGAACTACACCGCCGCGGTCTGGGGCGTGCAGAACAACGCGAGCACATCCGCGACAACGCTCCGCAACGAGGCGAGCACCAAGGTCGCAGCCAACAACGCGGCCGTCATGAGCACAAACGCGGCGAACACCAAGACGACCGGGGACGCGAACGCGAACCGCGCCTACGCGACCGCGATAGACGCGATATCGGCGGGCCTCAACCAGGCGGGCGTCGCGGCCCCCGCGCAATTCGGCGCGGGCGCGAACGGCCAGTCGAGCGCCACCGCGCCCCGTGCACTCTTCGCCCAGGTCGTCACGCAACGCGAGTGCGACATAATGAACGCGGCCTCGGCATTCGCCCGCTACGGTTACGCCCTCATGCGCGAGTTCAGTATGGAGCGGATGCAGGTAATGCGCCATTTCACATACTGGAAGTGTGCCGAGGTATGGTGCAGCGGCAACGGCAACGCGCTCGAGGGGGCGCAGGGAGCAATCAAGGATATACTTATTCGTGGCGTGACCGTCTGGAGCAAACCGGAGGAAATCGGTCGCGTGAGCATCTACGACAACCTGTAAAGGAGGCATCATGGCAGACATCGACATTGACACCCTGCTCAAGGCCGAGACCTATCAGGGAATGACCGACGAGGAGATCGACGCGATAATCGACTACAAGGTCGAGCGCGCCAAGGTCGGCGCGACCATCAGCAGGGATATGGAGGCGCACCAGGCGATTATGCAATCCCTCATGGGCGCGCAGGCCGAATCGAGCGCGAAGGTGCGAGACATGTTCCAAGAGGCACTCGACGCTCCGACTGTCTATGAGGAGGTCCACGTATGAGCAAGGGACGCAGGGGCTACAAGGGCCCGCGCAAGTACAGACCCGGCGCGCAGCCGACGTACTGGCAGACCGAGGCATATAACCAGCAGCTTTTCACCATGTTCCAGAACGACCTGATCGAGCTCGCGTTGTCGCGCTTCCGCTGGCTCAACCTTCCGGAGACCTGCAACGAGCGCTTTCTGGAATGGACGCTGCTCACCGAGGGCGCGGCGACGCTCGCGTACCCGAACGCAGGTTCTACGCTGCTATCCCTGCGCGCCGTTCAGCAGGGCGCGCCGAACATGTACGACGAGCCGCGCGCTTGGCGCGCTATGGGCGTAACCGGAAAGACCGACTTCATGTGCAACTGGGACAACGCCGTCTGGGTCTGGGAGAACCGAACGCGCTACCCGCTGCTCGTGAAGATAAACATCTGGGCGCGCGAGCTGACCGACATCATGCGCACGAAGCAGATCAACCGCTTCCATATGCGCATGCCTTTCGTCATCAAGGGCAACCAGGACCGTACATTCGACGTGCAGAACTTCTACAAGGCAATTGCCAACGGCGAGCCCTTCGTTCTGGCATATGACAATTTCCAAGACATCCAGACGGACACGACCATGCCCGAGCGAGCCAAGGAGTATATCGGGGACAAGCTACAAGAGGAATGGGCCAACACCTGGGACGCTATCTACCGCGAACTGGGTATCGACTCCATGCCGTTCAAAGAGGAGCGCATGATCGAGGACGAGGTCAACTCGACCATGCAGCCGACCGAGCTCGCGCGGATGTCCCCGCTCAACACGCGTCGCGCCGCATGCGACAAGCTTAACGCCCGATTCGGAGACCGCCTGGACGCTCCCGTCACCGTCGTATGGGCCCGCGATAACCTATCAAGCAACTACGACATCTCACACCGTTACGACACCATGCTCGAGAGGGGGTAGGCATATGTTCGATTTTCCCGAGGTGCGCGATGAGCGCTATGACTACATGACGATAACGCTCGGCGAGTGGCACGAGCTTGGGTTTTACAGGCCGCTCGAGGATGATTCATGGCGCTTCGACGCATACAGTGATGAACAGTACACGCGCCTCTGCACCAAATTCCTCAACCGTTTCTACGACCGCGAGGTCTCCAACACGGTACCGAACAGGTGGAAGCGAGCGTACATCCGTAAGCTCAACGAGATCATGCCCAAGTACAAACTGCTCTACGAGCGCGTCGAGCAGGGCGTTAACCCGCTCCAGGAATCGCGCGACCGCGAGAAGTCGCGCGACATCTTCTCGGACTTCCCCGAGACGATGCTATCGGGTAACTCCGACTACGCGAGCACAGGCAACGACCGCGAGTCCGATGCGTTGCGCGAGGGTAACGCCGCAGAGCTTTTGACACAGTTCGCGCGAGAGTGGACGGATGTGGATGCTATGATTCTAGACGAGCTAGAGCACACGCTGTTCACTTCGCTCATCGTCCCGACCGTTCCGCTTTGGTAAAGGAGGTGGCATATATGTTTGCACCGTTGCCATATTTCGACCCGTTCATGATCGCGAATCCCACATTGCCCAAGATGTATTGGCAGGTCAAAAGCCCCGAGCAGCTCGTCGCTAACCTGTATTGCATCATCAATGCCATGAAGGACCACATCAACGACACGTCCGAGCAGGTCAACAAGAACACCCTTGCAATCGAGCAGCTGCAGGCTATCATCGACTCCATCGAGAACGGTGATTATTACGATCAGTATATAGACGGGCTCGCAAAGTGGATTGACGAGAATCTGCAGCAGCTCGTGGCGCGACAGTCAAAGTACGTGTTTCCTACGTTCATACAGGAGCCTGATACAGGTGCTTGGAGGTACGCGGTAGTAATCCCGCAGGGATGGGAGTACCTCAAGTTCGATTGGATTTTCGACGAACGAGATAGCACGTACCATATTCGCATCAATTACTAGGAGGTATAGACATGCCAAACGTCTCAAACTTCGGCGCTGAAACCGATAACGCCGTCGTTTCCGGCACCGTGACCGACCGGCAGATGGTCATCCCAGACGTTCCCCCGCAGGGGCTTATGAGCGTTGGACCGAGGGTTACACCTAATTACATCAAGGAGCCGTGGAACTCACTTAATTCATACGTCTACTTTGACGTGGTGAGGGACGGCGCAGGGTCTTCTTACATAGCTATTAAGCCGCTCGTGCCCGCTGGCACCGAGCTCACCGACGAGGATTATTGGTTTAAGTGGAGCGACCCCAATGCACAGCTCAATGAGCTGGAGCAAATCGTTAAACTGTACGATGCGCGCATCTCTCAGAACGCGAGCGCTATCACCGCGGAGGAGCAGCGCGCTACAGCTGCCGAGGCCACAAAGGCCCCGATTGACCACGCGAGCGAGGAGACCGTTTACGGAGTCGGAAACGCTGTCAATTACGGACATGTGAAGCTTGCGGACACAGGCGTATCCGACGCGAACGCGAGCGTTGCAGCGTCTCCCAAGTACGTGTCCGACGTCAAGACCGAGCTGACTAATAAGATGACGACCGAGCTTAGCGGCTACTACACCAAGACCGAGGCCGATGGGCTTTTCGTCGCGAAGAACGCAAAGAGTGATTCAATTCTAGCCTGCGTTGGAGACTCCATCCTCGCGGGATGGAGTAAAGAGCACCCAAACAACATTCCCGCATGGGACACCTACCTCGGAAGTGCGCTTGGTTTCAGCGCTGGCAACATCTACAAATATGCCATCGGTGGGGCTGGGTTCGATTCGGGTACCAAGATCGCGGACGAAGTAAACACGCTGAAGAACAACATCGAGAGCGCGGGTAGGAATCTTGAGGACGTGTCCATAGTTGTACTGGGCGCGGGAATCAACGACGTTATCAACAAGAGAAGCGCGAGCGATGTCAAGAGCGGGGCGAATCTAGCAGTTGTAAACGCCTGTAACGCATTCCCGAACGCGGAGATTCACGTCTTCCCAATGGTCGTTGGATGGGCTAACCTATGCGGGCTCATGCTGGAGCTGGAGAACGCAATCAATGAAGGTGCGATGAACGCTGATGCCGCGAACAAAATCGTGACTCACACGGGCGTGTGGTCGTGGAATTACGACGGTAACGACTCAGGTGTTTCAAATGATGGAATCCATCTGCTGGCAGGTGGAGAGTCAAAGGCCGGTCGTTCAATGGCAATAGAGATCAATGGTGGCTCAGCGTATAGGGAGGGTTACCAGTTCGACATCACGAATGCTCAGGGCACGAAGGTCGTAACCGGTCACAGACGCGGAGCCACAGTGTCGTTCAAGCTGGCATCTAACTTTACGTCCATCGCGGTATCCAATAGCAATGCAACACTTGGCCTGCATCCGCGTTACTGCGTTAACGCGGGTTGCGTATCCTTCTCGCAACCGGATGAGGCAAAGAACGTCATTATGTTCTGTGACCATAAGAAGGGATTTTTCAATTCATATCAGGCACTAAACAACACGGGAGTTTACGGTAATGCCTGCTATGCCATTGAGAACACGCCCTAAGATTTAACGCCTGTCTCTTATACACATCTCCGAGCC